TGATGTTGGAGTAAACGAGTTGAGTGCCGGTCAAATACGTGCCAGCCGGAAAGAAGACAGTGCCGCCGCCCGCTGTGTTCGCCGCGCTGATCGCGGCGGAGATCGCGGTCGAGTCGTCTGCCGTTCCATTGCCCAAAGCGCCGTAAGCCTTGACGTTCAGGTAGAGCTTGTACTGGGTATCGGTCCCAAGGTTGGTGAGAGCCGTTGCGGCACTTGCGAGATCACTCAGGTTGTTTGCTGTTTGGGCAAAGGTCGCGATGCTTTGGGTTGAGGCGGTACCTAGACCGCTGATTTTGGTATTGGGAATCGTCGGCAGTTGCGCCGTCGCCAACGTGCCGCTGATGCCGCTTGCTGGTACAGCAGATGCCGTCGTGGCTGTGGCCGCGTTGCCGGTGGTGTTCGCGGCAATGGTGCCGGGAAGGTGACCGCTGGCTAAGGTGCCGCTTGTGATGTTTGATGCGTTTGCGCTGAACGCTTCCGCCGCCGCTAAGGCCGTTGCTACCGCTGATGTGGTGAAGGATTCGGCAGAGGTGAGAGCGGTATTCGCCGCGCCTGCCGCGTCGAATGCCGAAGTGTTCGACAGTGCCGCAGATCCTAGCCCGAGGTTCCCCCGCGCTGCGGAAACGTTTGGCAAGTCGGATAAGTCATTCAGCGCCTGCAAGGAACCAGCCGCACCACCCGCACCGCTATTGAAGGCGTTCCAATCAGCGGCACTGAGGTAACCGGCAGCGGAGGAAGAAGCTTTAGACACCGTTATCGACGTTGCCGCGAGTAAGGCCGCGCTGCCCCCCGTGATGGTGAGGATATTAGAGGTACTCTCCGTCAGCGCTGCTGGAGTCGCCGTAGCCGCGCTAGACAAGCCGCTGATATCACTAGCTGCTGGTTGCGCGGTTGTCGCAACGCCGGAGGTGCTGATGCCGGTGAGAAATAAATGAGCGGTTGAACTGAGGGATCGGACACCGCCTAAAGTGGATGAAGTCGGCGTCGGTATTTGATTGGGCGGAACGGTGCCGGAATTCATATTCGAAGCATTGTTAGAGTAGCTTTCCGCCGCCGCTATCGCGGCTGCTTGAGCGGTCGTCGCGCTTCCAGCGGCATCAAAGTCGGTGGCGGCGTGGGTTGAAGCCGTACCGAGACCTAGGTTCGCCCGCGCCGTGGGAACGCTAGCCACGTCGGATAGGTTGGCGGTCTTCTGTAAGCTTGCGGCCTGCGCCGTAGTAGCGCTTCCAGATGCATCGAAGTCGGTGGCGGCGTGGGTTGAAGCCGTGCCGAGACCTGAAATCTGGGTGTTGGGAATTACCGGCAATTGGCTCGTAGAAAGGATGCCGGTAATGTCGGCGGCGGGGACTGAGGCGGCGGGGACCGACGCCGAAATGTTGAGGCCGTCGGTGGCCCACGTCACGTTTGTTTTGCCCGTCGGTGCGGTCGGGGTCGTCGAGGATAAGTTAGCCATTCTTGGTGTCCTTTAGTTGGTGGATGCGCCGTCTATGGTGAGGCCGGAGGGTTCGATAAAGATGGGAAGCGCCTTTGGCGGTGGCGGCGATAACGACACACCATCCACCGATAAGCCGGTGACGATTTCAAAGGGGTCGATTTCATCGGTCGAAAGGTAGATCGGTATGAAGCTTGAGACAGAGTATTCGATTTCCCAGATGGTCATCGTCCTGTACACGTCAATAGCTTCGATCCAGGAGTCAAGCGTTTGCGCGCCCAGGGACGTTATCACGCGGATCGGTGAGTTGGCCTTCAGTTGTCCTACGAACCCTTCAAGCAGAGAATTCAATGCTAGCTCTATCTGTTTTGTGCCTGGATACGTCCCAGTGAAGGCGTCAATCTGAATCCGCTTCGTGGTGTAAATGATCTGGCTTAGCGTTCGTTCCTTACTTTGGCCGACCGCACAAATCGATATACAAGGAAAATTAGCGCTAGCCTTCACGAACGATGCGTAAATTTGAGAGGCTGGCATCAAGGCAAGAAGAGACGGCTGCCCCGATAGGTAAGCTTGTAGATCGCCCTCTAAATAGTTGAATGCCGCCATCGTTATGCCGTCCGATAAGAGCCGCTGATATAAAGCGTGGTGAGGCCCGCCGCGAAGTTTGCGCCGGTAAGGAGGCTGACCGCGATAGCACTCAAGCCAACATTGATGAGCGCCAAGGTTGGTAGGTTCGTTCCGCTTTGGATAGCTAGCGATGCGATGAGCTGATTCTGGCCGACTGCCGGAGCCGGTAGGGTGACATAAAAGGATGCGGTCGTGGTGGTGGGGATCGTGAAGGTGAGCGCCAGCTTGAAATCGGTTCGCGGTCCAATCGTAAAGTATTGAGCATCGCTCACACTCAAGCCGGTAACGGTTGGCGTGATGACCGGCGTCCAACTCAACCACGATCCTGATACCTGCCCAGCCGGGATGTTTGGAAGCTGCGCGGTAGAAAGCACGCCTGAGATGGCGCTTGCGGGGACGGTATTGCTGACGTAGGCGGAGATGTTGGTGCCGTCAGATTGCCAAATTAGGTTGGCGTTGCCGCTCGGAGCTACAGGGGTCGTGTTCGATAAGTTCATATTCGCCTCTATAAGTAGAGTCGGCTAGTTCACGGCTGAGCCGTTGACCGTGTTGGCTAGCAGGCTTGTTGCCATTGCATCATTCAGCCAAAGCTGCGCGGGAGCCACGGCGAAGGCTACGCCATTAATGGATAGCGCGAAGCTGCTGGTGTCCACCGGCAGGTAAGGATCGACTTCAGTACAAAACAAGTGAAGCACGCGGTTACGACTCAAGACGTTGTAAACGGTTTCGATACGCAAGAGCAGTTTTTGACCGGGACAATTCACGAACATACCGGCAATCACAACGTAATCAGGCCGGTAATACATGCGGACAAGATGGGTCGTCATGGAGGCCGTAGCGTTGCCAGCGACAACTTCCTTGGGGCTGTATGCGCCTTGCTGCTCGATAGCTGCTCTACCCGTGAATAGGGTTGTGTAGCAGGAGGTGGAGGCTTCATCCCAATCGGTGCCGGAGGTTTCGGTTTGAATGTAAACGTAGTGTCTAAGATCGCCGGGATTGAGCGAGGGCGTCTGCGAAATCGTTAGCGACGGAGCGATGGGCATGATTTACACCCGGCTCATGTCGCGGAAGGGATACAGAAGGGCGACGACAAACGGCGGAGCGATAGGGTTGACTTCAGCTCCTACGTAGGTGGCATTCTCGAAGTAAACCGCCGCAAGCGCCATGATCGCGGTACGGATACCGCTAGGTAGGCCCAGGACGGCGGCCACGCTATTGACGGCGTTGGACGCTACGGTATTGAGGGTCGCAACGCTGGAGGCTACAGAAGCCACTAGCGCGTTCAGGCTGCTGCCGTTTGGACCCGCGCCGGGAACGGTGATGGGAGAACCGACATCGGCTATCGTTGCTGCGTAACCGGTGAGAATCGCGGAGGCGGCGGTCATGCTAACGGTGAGCGCCTGCGCGTAGCCAGCTTGGTAGGTGACGGCCACGGCGTTAGGCACGAAGGTGAGCGGCGGCCATGTCTGCCCGAAGAGCGGCGTGATGCGCGCGGGGTTGGAAATCAGGTCACATATGTAGGTGGCTGGGTCCAGCGTGGTTACCGCGCCGGATTGGGAAGTGAAGGTAACGGAGGTTACCGATTGAACGGGAGAATAAGGAAGGTGGAACGCAAGCTTCTGATAGAAGAATTGGTCGCCAGCGCTACCGGTGATGAGTCCTGCCGGGTAGCCGCCATATTGAGCGAGGCCGGGGAAAAAGTCTTGGAGGTATTCGATTGTCTGCCGCATAAAGCGGCGTCTTGTGTATTGTTCCGCCCAGGTGCGGGCTGAGGAAAGGAGGCCGGTGAGGAGAGAATCATTGGAAGTGTCTCCGATGTCGATTCGCAGAAAGTCTCTCAGGTCGGCAAGGCTTACTGGCTCTTGGGATGGCGCGGCGATGGTTCTGACAGTGAAGCTCATAGAGGTTGCCGGATGTTAAAAAGGGGTCCAGGCTGTTACACCCAGACCCCGCGATTCAGACGATGTTACTAAGTCGTCAAGATTGCAATCGGGTGGGTTCCGGCGTCGAGTAACTGGCTATCCGCGCGGTCAAATGCGAGGAACGCAACTTGTAAGCTGTCGGCAAACCGCTCATCGAGCCGCTTAACGACAGGGCCGCCAGCCACTTTGCGAATCATGAACTTGCTGAGATCGCCGAAGAGCACCGCATCCGCGCCAGCGGCTACTGCGGCCATGTCTTGGTTAATGACGTACGGGTGCCCGTTAATCATCGACTCATTACCGAGCAGGGTTTGACCGGCGAGCGCTTGTGGCGTCCAGATTGGACGATTAGCGCTGTCCTTTAGCTTCTTCAGACCTTTCAAGGTTGTGTCTGCGAACATGTACTTCGCATTCGGGCTGCTACGGTAGGACGGATCGACCGCGTGTTCGAGATTGGTCAGATCGTCAAAAACAATCGTTGCGCCGGTGCCGCTTGCCACGGTGTTCCCGGCAGCTACGGCGGCGGTAACGATGCCCAGCGGCTCCGTGGTGCCAACGCCGACCGTGAACTTGTTGTTTTTCAGCCGACCCATGCGGATGCCGAGTAAGTTGGCTAACAAGCCGTCTAAGTCGAATGCCGAGTCCGTCATCAAAGCGTCCGGAATCAACACAATATCCGAACTAAATATGAAGCTGGAGAAGACCACTTCGCCGAAAACTAAGGCCGTCGTGGTCATCTGCACGTTCTGGCCGATGATACGTCCCATGTTGGTCGTGTCATTGACAGTCGGCCAGTTCAGGATGTTACCGGTTTCCGTGGAGAAGGAGCCGCAAACATCAGCGCCGCCGTACCACTTGGTTGCGACTTCGAGTTTGTCGCTGAAGCCTGTGGGGACGATGTAGCCGCCTTGGCTATTTGTCGTGGTGGACATCAATGTAGCGTTGCGGAACTTAGCCAGAACAGCCGCGTCTTCCGCGCTGATGCCGGTACGACCGTGACGGAGATAGTTGCCGAACGCCTTGGCGTGCGCGCTGACTTCAAGCTCACGATTGGCCTTCGCGTTGTCGGCGGGGAACAGTTCGATAAGCTGATCCTTGCTCACCTTGCTCAGGTCATTGCTGATCGTCTCCGCGCGTTCAGCGCGGGCGATGGACGCCTCAAGCTGATCGTAGTGGGTCGTCGCGTTGTCGAACTGGGTGGCTTCTTCGTTGGTGAGGCCGCGATTGCCTTCAGTTTCGGCTTTCTTGACGATGCCATTCATGAGTGTTGATACAGTGCTCAACTGTTCGCGTAACTGCTTGGCGTAGGCCATAGGTGACTCCTTAAAATGCGGTTGCTTTACTTGGTCCGGCGAAGTTTCGCTTTGGCCGCATAAAGGGTTAAATTGTTGGGCTCCGGCTTTGCAACCGGCTCCGGGATATCGGCGGCCCTCTTAGTGGCCGTTCTCTTGCCCGGATGCTTTAAGGCTTCCGGTAAATTCTTGTAACTCTTCAAAACTTTGCTGAACGCCTTGTTAGAGGCATTCGGCATTCCATCGTCTTCGTCTTCGTCGTCGTCGTCATCTTCAACTAACTTGTCGGCAAATCCAGCGGTGACCCATTCATCGGCGGTGAACCAGGTTTCCGCGCTCATATAGCCGCTTACTGAAGACTTTGAAAGTCCAGTTCTGGAAACGTAGATGTCGGCAATGGAGTCGGAAAGCTGGTCCAGGACGCACGCGTCGCGCCGTAAGTCGTCGGCGGAACCGTAAGTAAAGGTGGTAGCGTTGTGAATCATCGCCATGCTTCCCGCGCCCATGGTGAGCTTGCCGGGGCTTGCTGACATCGCAACGATGGAGGCGGCGGAGGCCGCTAGGCCGTCAACGTAAACGGCGATTGGCTTACCGTAGGACTTCAACAGGTTGTAGATGGCGATACCAGAGAAGGCATCGCCGCCGGGGCTGTTTACCCGGAGTGTGATGTTAGAGGCTGCCGGGTTAGCGTCGATGGCGGCTTTGAAGTTCTCTGCCGTGATGCCGGACCCATCCCAGTTCTCGCCAATGACGTCGTAGCAGGTGAGGGTGAGTGTGTCGCCGGTCGCTGCGGCTCGGAACTTAGGTGTCTTTGTCATTTGGTTGGTGGTCTCCCTTGCTCACCGGCTGGAACGTAATTCGGATCTGTGAGTCGCGACAGAGAAATATAATTCACCGGCGCGAGCTTTAAATTACCGCCGTCCTCGTCGGAGATCGGATTCATGCGCAACTGCTTGCGGATGTCGTTCGCGCTATAGGCCCCAGTGTTCCTGAGGATATTCATTCCCGCCGTTAGCGCTGTAAAGTCGGCTCTAACAAGGGACGCGAAGTCGTGCTCTATGGCTAGGTTTGAGTTAGTGGGGAGAAGCTTGCGGCTAAATTCCTGTTCGATCCTGACCGCCCAGGGGGTTAAAGTGAACGTGCGGTACTCAATTGACTGCTGTTCGATGTTACTGTGGGTGGAGCGCTCGAGCGAAGACAACATATGAAGGGGGATTCTGAAGAGCCTCGCTATTTCTTGTATCTGAAAACTACGTGAGGCTATAAATTCCGCCGCCTCATTTGAAATACTCGTTTGGCTCCAACTGGTACCCGCTTCGAGTAACAACGGTTTGTGGGCGTTCTTTCCGCTAGCTTGTGTTTCGACGGCCTTCTTTAGGCGTTCGTAGGCTTCGGCATCTAATATTCCGGGCACCGTGAATACGCCAGAGGCTCGTGAAGAGTTTTTCCAGTAGCTTGCGGCATATGATTCGGCAGCAAGGCTGACACCAATGGCATTCTTACAACAAGTAATCGGACTCAGGCCGGTGATGCCGTCTAACGTCGTCCCGACGATATGTAAAACATTCTCAGGATCAATCAGGGTAGCCGCGCCGGTGTCGGTCTGAGTGCTAGCAAACATAAGCTTGCCATCCCGCATCACGGGTGCCGTTTTGGACGAAGACAAAATGTGGAGGCTTACTACACGCGCGGCCTTGTCTCGCTTTATCAACGCGAAGCCTGCGCCGTGGGAAAGGCAGTTCGCGAGTAACGCGCCGCGAAAGGTGGAAGCGGTTTGAAATTCGTTGGGGGCATCATGAAGGATGCCGTAGATTGCCTTATCTTTGGCGGGCGTCAGCGATCCATCCGGGCCGATTGAATACGTCACGAGCGGCAAGCTGGCAAGGTCTTCGCTGATAGCTTTGATGGCGCTGTAGACGGCGCTGAGCGTGATCGCCGTCTTCTCAGTAACGGTGACGCCTGCATCATTGCCGCGCCCACCGAAGAGTTCTTCGGCGAATGACTCCGGGACCAACGGTGAGGAAGGATCTTCGAGATTGAAGTTGGTAAACGATTGGAGGGACCTGCTTAAGAAGCTCATACCTTGCCCTCACTACCCGGCTGCTGGTGCCTTGCAAGGCCGTAGGCGGTGAGAAGCAATAGAGCGCCCAGGACTATCAACGCAGCGAAGACGTTAAACCCGGCAACGCCGCCGACGATTGCAGTTATTCCGACCAGCAATAACCAGTCGATTGTTGAAAAGCGCGGATGCTTGCTTGTCTTCTTCTGCTCCATAAGCTCCAAAAAGAACTTGGCCGGAAACAGGAAGGAACCGGCCAAGTAGAGGTAGAGCGCCAGCCATGGCGTGCTGATGCTCAATACAAGGAACAGATAGTTTGATTTAGTTGGAGACGGGTGGGAAGTTGGGCTTCGCGAAAGCGCGTAGGTCGCTAGGGCGTCACCGCTCCGCCACCGCTCCGCCACCGCTTCGCCACCGCTTCGCCACCGCTCCGCCACCGCTTCGCCACCGCTTCGCCACCGCTCCGCCACCGCTCCGCCACCAGCCGTCAACCCTATCGGCATCGCTCCACCACCGGGCCGTCAACCTCTACCGGCTTAAAGCAAACGTATGTTTGGCCGTATCGTAGCCGTAGCCGCGTTGCCGCGTGCTATCGCCATGCAAAGTGAAACGATGCCGTCTATCTTCTCCCGGCTCTTGCTCTTACTTGGCTTGATGTTGCCAGCCGGGTCAATCTCAACCATCGTGTTAGACGCCATCCAACGTAATACCGGGTTACCGCCGTGAGCGAGTTCGCCGGAAAGAACAAGCTCCATAAGCCGTTTGGTGGGTGCGCCCATGCTTGCGAAGCCTTGGCCGAATTCCACCATCTGGAAGCCGTCGCCGGTGAGTTGCGTGCATATCTGCTGAGCGCCCCAGCGGTCGAAGGCTATCTCACGAATGTTGTAGAGCTTGCCAAATGCTTTTATCCGGTTGCGGATTACATCGTAGTCAATAACTGTTCCCTCAGTTAGATTGAAAAGCCCTTGCCTATTCCATACATCGTAGGGAACTCTATCCCGCTTCACTCTTGCCGGTAGGTTGTCACCGGGCAGGAAGAATTCACAAAGAACGCGCCATTTGGTATCGCTGCCGTGGGGCGGGAAGAGCATTACGAAGGCTGAGATGTCGATGGAGGTGGAAAGATCAAGGCCAGAGTAACAAGGGCGTCCTTTGAGCGCTTCGCGGTCTACCTCACCGTTGCAGGCGTCCCATTTATCCATCGGCATCCATTGAGTGCTATTCGTGGTCCAAACGCCCAGGCGAAGCCTGAGTACACCGTTGAGGCTGGCCGGGTCGTTCTTTGCTTTCCGTACCGCGTCCGCCAAGTCTGAGCGGCTAACTGAGACATCAAGATTCGGGTTGGCCTTGACCCATGTTTCAGGGTCCTCGTAATCATCCCCCTCGTCTAATCCGGCAATCCACCCATACCAACGATCATCCTCAAAGATGCCGTTCAAGACGTTAGCCACGTAAGATCTTTGTTGCCAACACACACTGTTACGGTCTGAGCCTGCTGTAGTGATGGCAAAGAAGAGCGGACTTCTACGCTTGCCAAGCGCGGAAACTAAAACGTCCCACAGCTTCCTACCACTGGTAGACCAGGCCGCTAACTCATCGGCAATAATGCATTGAGGCCGCAGGCCATCGAGGCTATCTTCATCGCTGGCAAGCGGCTGGAACTTGCTGGCGGTGTCCGGGATGAATAGCGAATCGCGGTAGTTCTTTACTCGTTTCTTCAAGACGGGCGACTGCTTTATAATCCGGCAAGCTTCATCGAAAACGATTTTGGCTTGTTCTTTGCGCGTAGCAATACTGAAACATTCCGCGCCGGGTTCGCCGCTGCCTAGAAGCTCATAAAGAGCCACGCAGGAGGCGATCATACTCTTACCGTTGCCGCGCCCCAATTCGATGTAAGCAAACTTGAAGCGCCTGTATCCGGTGTCGGTGAACTGCCAGCCAAAAAGAATCCATAGGAGTGCCTGCTGCCACGGTTCAAGCTTTAGCTTTTGACCAGCCCATTGTCCAACCGAGTGATGGCAGAAGGTTTGAATGAACGTGATAATGTGCTGGGCCTTCTTCGGGTTGAAGGTTAGACCGCGTTCGTGGCCGTTCGCAAGATCACGTTGGTGGCGTTCAATGGTCAGGCGGACAAGCTTGCTTGCGACAACACGGCCCGCTAAAACGTCGTCGATGTACGATAAAGCCTTATTCACGCGACCCTTTTACGGGAAGGTGTAAAGATTGCATCTTTGTGGGACCAGCCCCAATAGGCTCATGTAAGGTAATACCCATCTGCGGGGCGTCCGCGCCTAGTTCTTCCGCTGTTAACCCGGCCATGAATTCCGCGAAGCTATCGGTAGGTTCCGCCGTACCGGTCGTGAGGCGGCTTCTGCTACTTGGAGTAAGGCCGAACTCAACCATAAACTTGCGGAGTAAATCCAAGGCGGTATTTGCGATACTTACGTGCGGATTCTGAATGGGGAACCCACTCTTGGGACTTTTTAAAATCGTGCCAAACTTGGCGATACCTTCCTCCGCGCTCACCCACCGGCTCCAACACTGGCAGTAGGCGGCAAGGGCCGCGCGATCAACATTGGTAAGCAGGCCGAGGCTTGTCAGTTCTTTTGAGATGCGCTTCCACTCTGCTTTGGCGTTCTTATCCAAATGCTTCGGACAGGTTGGCGTACCTCCCGGCTTAGGCTCATTCTTTGAAAGCGGTCTCCCTCCAGGATTCCCCTGCGCGCGTTTGAGCGCGGTTGGCTTTGGTCGGCGTCCTACGCTCATGGCTTCACCAGCACAATCACCGGCTCAGTTGCTACTTCGTCGCCCATACCAGCGCCGACTCGGTGCTGCATCGGAAATTCGTCGGTCTTGATGTACTGGAAGCCGACTTCTTTGGCCGCGCTCCGAGTCCATTCAGCGAGTGGGTAGGTTGCGCTGCCTATGTTCACATCCGCGATGTTGATGATTGATGTTGCGCCAGCTTTCAACGCGGCGAACTGGAGTCTGAGCATCGGAACTAAGAAGCCGATGCGCCAATCTTCACCAGTCGAATAGCGGTTACAGGATTGCGTCCCTTCGGATGAATAGATTTCTTTGCAGAAGTATGGCGGGGACGTGAAAGCAAAGTCGCAACGATTCCTGACTAGCTCGATGTCAACATCTTCGGCGGGCAAGTTGTACAGTTCAACATCGTCCTGAAAGCCAAGGTCAGACGCGAGCTTGGCGTTACCTGCATGGGTCAAGGTGTTCGGGTCAATGCCGATGTACTTGCCAGCGAGTCCAGATGCAAGGAATCCGATCAGTCTTCCGCCGTATCCGGTTGAAGTATCGAGGACGACCGCGCCCGGTTTGCAATATGTTCGGTACAGGTGGCAAGCGAACCCAGGCCGGAAGTTTGAACAGGCTTGTGTGCCGGAAACGAAGCTCAAGAAACCGAAATATCCTGCCGGGACCTTGCCGGATTCAAGTTCCTGTTTGATCGCTCGGCGTAACAGCTTGTCATTTCCGAAACTTTCGAACGGGGATTTCATCTTCGTAGCAGCGGCAAGGAGTCGGTGAGGATGGTACGTATCTGCGATCTGGTATCCGGCATTCGTTCCTATGAGCGATTCCGGGTCGGTGGTCGCAAGCTGGTTCAACTCCTGCATCGAAACGTGTAACGGCAGATTGCGGTATGGAAAGCCAGTCGCTCGAAAGTGATTGAATGCTGCGTCAATGATTCGGTCGTCGCTGATTGGATGGGCGTACTCGGATAGGTTGCCAATGTCGGTTTCCGGCAAAAGCTCGCTCAATTCTTTATCAGTGAAGAACGGTTGTAAGTCCATCTCACCGGCAAGCTCACCTAAGATTGCCGAGTCCCAATCAAGGCCGATTTCAGCCGTCCTGTTATCGGCGATTGCCAGCGCTTTTGCTTTGCTGTCGGTCGCCATATCAAGGTCGGTACGCTGGACCGCGATAAGCTTCGTCCCATCGCTCTGGATCACCATGACATCCTCAAGCCCAGCGGCCTGAGCGTTGGCCACCGTCTTGTTCCCGGCGATAATCGTGCCGTGCTTGTCGATAAGGATTGATCGGCCTGCGCCATACTCCCGGAGGCTCCGCTCTACCAACTGGTTACCGCGCTTTGTGCCTTTATTGGCGTTTTTGGGGTCTGGAATCAGTTCGTTGATGGTCATCTACATAGGCTGCGCGAAAGTCGATACCCCTAAGGTTCATTTCGCATGTATAAAAGTTGACC